GCTGGAACCCAAGGATTCTTAGATGTATTTTTAATTACAATAAATTTATCTTTTGCAAAAGTACCTGCAATCTGTACCTCTATATCATCACCATCTTTCCAGTTTATTTCACCTTTGAGATTAGTGTGAAGCATTGCTTCTTGTATCTGGTCAATGAGTTCTTTAGTTAATTTCACTGTTTTTTTCCTCAACTAATTGTTCAACTTCTGTGGCAACTTTATCCATTACCTCTCTCACATCAGTTCCTGATCCAGAGGTATGATAATAGTCTCTTCCTTTCGGAGCATAGTGTCTTGTGTGTAATGTCCAGTGCCATTGCTTAACACCCTTAGAATACCAGAATTGAAGTCTCATTTCTTTTTAAATACTCCCAACTTTGTCAGAAGATAGAGTGCTAATATTGTCCAAAATACAACTTCTAATCCAACATTGTTCATAATTCGTCATTGTTAAAAAATGTACCAAACATACCACTATCCCCATCTTTTCTATTTTCTATCTTCTCTATCATATCAGTAGCATCTATAAGATTATCAATATTTGCCAACATATCTGCAATATGTTTACTTACAAATGGTTTTTCTGTTCTTGCAGAATATGCAAGAGCATTTCTTAAATTTTCTTGTGCATCTTTTAATGATGATTTAACTGTGTCTGAAAGTGCCATTTATATTCCTAGTAATTTTTGTTGTCGTTCAAAATACCCATGGAGAATCCATGAACTACTATTCATTTTATCGTCTCCACCTACACTATATTTAAATATAACGTTTTCATTGTTAGCAAATCCCATAGTTTCTGGTGTATTACCTGATCCCCTATCACCACCATTACAAAATATAACTTCTTTAGAAATTTCTAAACATTTTCTAATTGCACCTTTTGCAGTATCATCAGAATCATCCCATGATATTACAGCATCAACCATATCAAGATGTCGAATTATTTCAGCACGTTCTTTCCAAGATTGAAAGTATTGACCTTTTTTACGAGTCAACCATTCTTCAGTATTTATTCCAACTATCAAGTAATTGGATAAATCTTTTGCTCTCTTAAAGTATGAAATATGACCACTGTGTATCGGATCAAATCCACCTGTAACTAAACTAATTTTATCAAAAAACATTATTCAAAAGTAGAATCTGGTTCTAATGCTATGTAGTAAATTAAATTATAATTTGAATTAGTAAATTTAGCAAGTAGTTTAGATGAAATTGTAACATCATATGCGCCAGGTATTATCTTAATGTTTTCTACCTTAAAGTTAAAACTAAATTCTTTATTAGTTTCACCTACAACAACTGCAAATTCATTTGATGTATCATTCTTCTTATCACGAACAACAAGTTTTACAACACCTGCTTCACCAACTGCTGCTAAATCTGGTAATTGATATACTGCTGCTGCCTTAAGTAACTTCTCTAAAGTTACACTCTCTAATTGAAAACTAACATCTTCACTTGGAAGTGATATTTCTTTTTCTGGTGGTGCAACAATGACTTGTGGATCTGCAAAGAAATATTTTACTCTTCTTTTACCTTCTTGAATAGTCAAATGTGAATCTGCACTGAAATCTAAATTAGGATCTTGATGCAAACTTAATCCATTTAAGAACTGATTAAGATCATATATTGCAACATCTTTTGGAAAATCTTCTGATATATTTGCTTCTGCTAGAATATTTTTAGCAACAGATATTGTGCGGAGTTTACTACCCTGTTTTACAAGTATAGAGTTGTTAATTCCAGCAAAATTTTTAAGAACTGTGAGTGTGCTGTCTGTTAATTTCATAGATTCAATAGTTTTCATAGTTAAGGCATTTGATCAAAGTTGCCAGAAGGCATTGATGGTTTCCCATAATGTCCATCAAAGTGTAATAATAGCATAGCATAGTGTATGACTTTTAACAAGTCTTTCTTATTCTTACCATCTTTATTTCCATATCTACTTCCATACTTAAGTATATTTGCTTGGCAAAATGCAGATGCTAGATCTTTAGAAGCCATCAAATCAAGTGTCTGAACATTACGATACTCATGTTGAGTGCCTGTGTAATGTCCTTGATATGTTAAAGATACATATTCCTCAATATCTTTTAGAATATCTTCCTCGTGATACTTATAAAAGTGTGCTCTTTTTGGTTCGTAAAAATCTTGATCCATTTCTGTTTCTTCTGTTACTTGTAATGACATTCCATCGTCATAGGTTGTAAAATGATGTGCTCTTTGATCATCCACATCTGCTATGTATTGGTCATAGTAATTACTTTCATAATCAAGTCCGTCATCTGTTGATATCTCTGGTGGCCATGGACTACCAGGTGTCCATTCATATCCACCAGATTCTTCAATTTCTTTTTGAAGTTTTTCGTAGTATGCGTCGTCTTTCACAATAGGATACTCCTCATCAAATGTGCCACCTAATATAGATGCTGCTAAACTCCATGCATTAACCATAGGTAAATAGGAAATCGTTTACGAGACTCTCTGCCTTTTCTTCTCCAAACTTACCCTTCAGATATCCTGATACTGGATCAAGTTTAGTCATGTATGCATCAAAGTCTTTATATGAACTGGTATCGGTTCCAGTCGGTTTCTCTAATTCTACCATCTCTTTGTACTTTGTCAAGTATTTGGTAAACATATCAAGATGTTCATCTACCTCACTCATTGTACACTTTGCAATATAAACGTTTTCAGAGAAATGATTACCAGGTTCAAAGAAACGATAATCTCCTTTACTCTTTGGTAATTCATCAACAGAAAACAAATAATTTTCTACAGGATGTTGAAAGTCAAAGACAATAATGACTTTCTTATCAAAGAATCCCATAAGATCCATACCAAAACATGGAAGATTACTGCCTGTTTTAGGATAGATGATGTTGTTGTATATGCTAGACTTTTCATTCCAAATCTCAACTACTCTTGATTTAATGACATAATCATGTTTGTATACTTTTGCGGAAAGAACAGTACCTTTGGATTCCCAATTTGCCCAAGGATAGGCAAACTCTAGATCAAAGGTATCATGTAGTGCTTTCTTGTAATTACCCCAAAGATTCATCTGTTTAAAAATAAAATAAGACCACGAGTAAACATGAGTCCGAATATGACTAGATAAACCCATAGTACTGTCATACTAATTCGGTTTTCTAGATTACCCCTCATGAAACCTTTATAAGGTTTTTCCTCATAAAGGTCATAATACTTTTTATACGGTTTCATTCTTTTCTGGCATCTCGAACTCTGCATCTACTTTATCATACAATTCCAAGAATGATTGCTTTGTTTCATCATCGAAACGATTGATACAAGTTTGAATTGATTTACCTTTGTTGTTAAAGATAGCATATGCATTTAGTATGTGAACTAAACGACGAGTACTAATGATCTCTTCAATACCACCATCATAGAATGTCTTACGTATGATGTCTGCCCAATCTACAAGTCTGCCACAGAAATCAGCATCATTGACATTTAAAACTTTTGATACATTAAGAAGAATCTTTTTCTCATTTGTTGTTGAAGGATATGCTTGCTCAAATGTTACAGGGAATCTTTCAAGGAATGCTTCATTCAAAACATTAGTTCCAATAAAACGTCCATCCTCTGAACCTTTACCTTTTGTATTTGCAGTTGCAACTACATTGAATCCTTTAGCAGGTCTCACATATCTACCAATCTTCTTTAAGAATACACCTTTACCTTCAAGAACAGATTGTAAACATAGAATCTTATTAGATGCAAGATCAATCTCATCTAAAAGAAGGACAGCTCCCCTCTCCAAAGCCTCCACAACGGGACCGTTATGCCAGACAGTTTCACCATTAACCAAACGAAAACCACCAATAAGATCATCTTCATCAGTTTCGATTGTAATGTTGACACGAATGATTTCCCGATTGAGTTGAGCACATGCTTGCTCTACACTAAATGTCTTACCATTACCAGAAAGACCAGTTACGAAAATAGGATAGAATAATTTAGATTGTAGAATTTTTTTGATGTCAGGAAAACTTCCAAACTTAACAAATGTATCATCCTTTTCTGGTACTAAATTTTTTTCAGATACTTCTGCTGCAGGAGATTGGAATGTTCTTTCAATCTGTTCCACATCTTTTTGTGTAACCTCAAGATTCCATTTACCTTTTGATACTTTGTATTTTTGAAGTTTCTTTGTAACTGTTTGATAAGTAATATCATTCATTGCAACAAATGCTTTGATATCTGCTGCGGTGAATTCTGAACCGTAGAGAGATTTTAACTTATCGATAATTTGATTTTCTGTCATTTTAACAGTGAATGGCACGTAAGACATGATGTAGTGATTTATTTATGTACTAATTATAGTACAAAAAAAGGGTCTGTGAAGACCCTATGTGACACTAATTTAACTGTCTATTCTAATGCCCAATCTAATGCTTTTTTAGCGGTAGAAACCATTTTGATTTTATTATAATTTCTTGCGTATGGAACAGTAATATGATATCCAAGTAAATCTCCTTCTGGATCATCAGGAATACCAACTGGTTGTACAAAAAATATACCTGCATGGGCAACACACTTCCACCCAATATCTACAAATCCAAGGTCTCTTAAAGCACATTCTAATTTAAGAGAATAGCAACCTTCTTGTAGATTCATACGGTATACCGAACAATATATTATATAGTATATTAATTATATACTTTCAATATATTGAATATGATCTTCTAATTGTTTGATTAGTTTACCTTTGCCCTGTCTTCTGTCAAGTTCGATTCCTATGGTACGACCATAATCCTCTAATTCAACTTTTGACATGTCACCAAACGCTTTAGTATCCTCTACAGGTTCATATGAGGAAGGTGCTGTATCAACTACAGTTTCTGAAGTACCTCCCAATAAATCTCCAAATCTACTCATTTTTTTAATTCGTACAACTTAATTATTTATAAATGTGCCAACGACAGATTGTTTTATCATCATTTAAATCAGATACCACTGTCTGATTGTTAAAATTATATTCAATAAAATGAATATTTCCTGCACATATTATTCTATTAAAATTATCATGATCTAGTTTATCAACACCATGTACTGCCCATGATGGCCATGCTATAAAATCTCCAGTACTTTGATCTGGATAAGTTTTATTGTTATTTGAATCTTGAAAATAAAAACATTTTTGATCTGAAACATTTACAAAGTGAACCCATGATATAGATTCCATACCAACAAAATGAGAATGTGGATTATGAGAATCTGTATTTGAATTATTCATTTGCATCCATACAGTATATTGATATCTTGATATATGTTGTAAACCCAAATCGGTCATCATATTACTTATTATATTTCCATAAAATGGAACTAATTTACCAAAGATATCTAAATTATTCTCATCGTAAAACGTTGTATAGAATTTATTTTTATTTTTATGATTAGATTGAATGGACTCTAACATTTCTGTGTAAAGTCCATCTGATAGAGATTGGTTTGTTCTCCAGATTATCATGCAATCAACTCCACAAACTCACCAAGAATCTTTTTATTCATCTTTTTACTATTGAGAGATTTTTTGAATGCCTGTTTGATTTGAGATTTAGTAGCATCTTCCTTTACTTCAAACTCTGCATCATTATCTAAAGCAGATGATGATAATCCAAAGTAAGTATCATAACCAATACCTTTGATTGAGAATGCTTTTTGCTTTCTCCAAATACCCATATACTTACTAATTAGTTCTTCATTATATGAAAGATAAGTACGAAGGAAATAACTTGCATCACGAGATGCGAGTATACGAATACCAATAAAATTAGTAGATGGGAAATTATCTCTTAAATTACGAAGTAATACCATAGTTGTATCATGATAGTAATCACCTTTATGAAGATAAGTTCTACCAGTCTTACGATCTCTCAAGTATGAATTAGAAGGAATTGAGTTGTGTCCATAGTATGGACAATCATCCCATGATCTTTGTATAGTTTTATGATATGTAAGATGATTTGATTCACCATCAGTTAGAACAACACATTGAACCTTTTCAACTTTGTTTTTAGATTTGAAATCTGGAATCAATTGATGAAGTGAAATCATTGCTTCATTCAAAGGTGTACCTGATAAATTGAATCCAATGGGAATACTATACTTTGTACGAAAAGCTCCGAAACTACTTGCAATTCTCCAAATATTCTTCATTTGATGATCCAACTCTTTACCTCTGACTTTACTTGTGAATAGATTCAATAGTGAAACTTTTGGATCAAACATAGCAAGATTATCTTTTGGAGTGTATGAATATTTTTCAACACCATCTAAATGAAGACTTTCATTTGGATAATCTTGAGTGAATGCATAAACCTCAAAAGGTATTTGAACTTTCTTACAGAACCAAAGAAGATTGTATAACTGTTTGATAGTATCAAGCATTACATGACTCATTGAACCTGACCAATCAAGAATGAATATTAGTCCATGATTCTTACCCTCTGGTAAAACTGTAACTTTTTTGAATAAATCTTCACTGAATTTGTAAGTATGAAGTTTAGATGTATCAAGAACACCTGTACGACTTGTAGTAGCACGAGCATATGCTGCTGCAGATTTCTTACACTCAAACTCTTTAACAAGATAGTTTACTTCTTTCTGTGCAGACTTTTTGAATTTAGCAAAAGTAGCATCAGAATCAACTGTTCTGTAATAATTAAAAGATGATTCTCTGTAGTAATCAAAATCTGGATATTTAAGTTTTTGTTCTTTTACCATTTCTTCAAACCTAACTTCATCTTCTGCAAATTGATCATCACATGTTGAATGAATTATATCATTCTTAATTACAACTTTATTCAAATTAACTTTAGGAAGTTCCCAATATAGAGTTTCTCTAACGTGTGTTTGTGCCAAGTCTTTAAGTGCTTTCTCAAGAGATTCTGCAGTTTCAACATCAAGAGTATTTTCAGATCCACCAGATTGTTGTTGAGTAACTTCATTCTCACCTTCCTCTTTTTGAGGTTCATTCATATCTGATTTAACTTGTCCTTCTTCCTCTCCATCTTCATCACTATCTACGGTTTCATATCCACTACTCTCAACATCATCACTATGTTCTCCTTGTGTTTGTCCTAGTTCTTCTTTCTCTTGTTGTTTCTTCTCTTCTAGTTTTTGTTTACAGTATTTGAATAATGCTTCAGCAGCATCAAGAACATCATCAAAGGTTTCTGCCTTTTCAACTTGACTACGATAGATCTCTTCTTCAACAGTGAATTGAATATCTACAAAATTACCAATCTTAAAATATAAATTAATTTTATCTGCAAGATTCATTTCATCAAGATCTCTACCTTCAATACTAAAGAAATCTTTATCTGATAATTCATGATATCCATTGTAAAATGTTTTTGCTATACCTGCATACTTACGCTTCATTAACTTCTCTACACGAGCATCTTCAACTATGTTTACAAAGTTAGGAGAAATCTCACGGTCTTTGTACCATTCAGTATTTGGAGTAAAGAGTGCATGAGATACCTCATGACCCACGAGCATATCATATACATTCTCACTTGCATCCCATACTGGAAGTGTTAGTACACGACTCTGTACATTGAATGATGCTGTTTCAACTGGTTTATGTTCTACAATAAGATCTTCTGTAGCAAGAAGTCTTGCAAGTTGTGATTTGATTTCGTTTAAGGTAGTAGTCATGAATCTTTATCTGATATACCTATAATAACAACGAAACCGCCTCGATGGGCGGTCTAGTAGACACTTTATCAACTGTCCACGTCGTTTCTTTGCTTGTCTTAATGCTTGTGGTTTAAGATGGCGTTTCTGTTCCTTCTTGGAATGATGCTGCCAGTTAGGAACTCTCATCGGTCTTAACGGTATCAAGAATATTTATAGTTGGCATCCATCCAAGTTCACGTAACTTTGAGTTATCAGCACATGTAATATCTCTTTCACCTGGTGTATCTTCCTTAATAGGTAAATGACCCATTCCCATTTTCATAGCAAGATCAATGACCGCAACTGGATCACCAGTGCCAACATCTAATACACCAGTATAACTGCTAGGAATCAAAGTTGCAATGGCATATACAATATCATCAACATGAATCCAATCTCTTTTATGTCTTGTAAGATAAGTGGCAGTTTTATCTTCTAGCATACGATATAACATATCAGTACGACTTACCTTCTCTGCATATACATTAAAGAATCTCATACCGACACTATTTGGTGGTGCTTGTATTTCATTTACTTTCTTTGTAATACCATATGCATTGATCCACCATTCATACACAGATGCGGAACTTGCATACAAACATCGAACATTATTTTCTCTACAATATTCAAATATAGGTTTAGATTTCTCTACATTATTTTCCCAGAATAAATCTGGATTTTCAATCGCCTCACGTATTGCAGCATTCGCAGCAAGATGTATGACTACATCATAGATTTTATCTGTTTTAAAATCTCCAAGATCATCTGGTTTATCATAACCATCAACTTCATCTCCTGCATCTTTGAAGTAATTATAGACATGACTTCCAATAAATCCTTTATGTCCTGTTACTAAAATTTTCATTTCACAATCCTACTGAATCCTTTTACTTTATCAAACTTAATACAGTTGTCAAACTTATCATGAAGTTCTGTTTTATGAGATATGACAAATATATTTGCATCTTTTACAATATAGCGAATTATTTTTAAAAATTCATCTACACCAAACCCATCAAGAGATGAATCAAATACCTCATCCATAATTAATAGATTAGTATTCACAGAGTTTTTAACTCTTGCAACTTCTCTCCATGTGAAGAGTAATGCCAAGTCAATACGCATTTTCTCACCTTCACTGAATGAAGAATAAGAAAAGTCTTCATGTATTGGTGACTTTACAGTTTCTGTGAACTCCTCATTCAAAGTAAAATTAATATAGAAATCCATCAACTGTAGGTAGCGATTTACCTGTTGATTAATAAATGGTAAATACTTTTTAATTATTTTAGTCTTGACTCCATCATCTTTTAGTAATGAATATGCAAAATCATAGTGTGCGATATCTTGTCCACGATCTGATAATTCATCGACTGTTTTATGGAGACTACTTTTAAACTCTACTAACTTCTCATTTTCAGTATTTCTGTTTTTAATTCTTTCGGTAATTGTTTGAATTTCTGATTCAAGTTCCCTGACTTGTTTTTGGTTGAAAGATACACGAGTGTTGTTTTGAGAAATTTCATGAGTGAGTTTAGTAATCTCCTTTGATAGTTTAGTGAATTGACGTTCCTTTTCCTTTTCAGAATCTATAGTTTTTTTGAGGTCTTCATAACCTCTCTTGAGTTCTTTTGCCTTGGATTCAACGTCATTAATTCTATTTAAACGAAAGGATTCTTCTATGGGTTGGGTACATGTAGGGCATGATACATTATCGGTAAAGAACTTATGTTCTTTCGTAATGGTAGATACTTTTTGAGATATTTTACCTTTCAGATTGTTAAGTTTCGCTAATTTTTCTCCTGATCCTGTCAGTTTTTCCTGATCACTGATGAGACCAGAAACAATATCTTCTTTATCAGTATTCGCTAATAGGTAATCATCAGATTCCTTGATAAGTAGATTAATTTTATTCTTATTTAAATCAATTGTATTCTTACTTTGCTCTTTAATTTCTTTAATAAAATTATTTTGCATCTCAATTTTATCTTTATAATTGTCCTTCTTTAAGGTAAGAGATCTAATTTGTTCTCTCTTTTCTCTCATTCTTTCTTTAATTAAATTATTCATTGCAGAAAAAATACGTATGTCTAGTAGATCCTCAATCACATCTCTACGAACTGAACTTGATAGTTGCATGAATGGCACAAATGTACTACTACCCAAGATTACAATTTGAGTAAAAGATTTATAATTGACTTTTAATATATTTTCTTCTAATAATTTTTGATTGACTCGATCATCTGATTGCTTATGAAGAGGATTTCCATTAACTTCAATATCAAATTTATTTGGTTTGATTGATCTTCTTACCAAATAATCACGACTATTCACAGTAAATTCAATTTCAACACAACAATCTTTTTCATTGACTGTGTTGATCAATTGTAATTTATTGATTTTACGAAATGGTTTATTGAAGAGTACAAATGTCAAAGCATCCAACATAGTGGATTTTCCAGCACCATTTGTTCCAATAACGATGTTAGTGTGACACTCTTGAAAATTTACTTCTGTCCAATGATCTCCTGTTGAGAGAAAATTCTTCCACTTAATCTTTTTGAAGGTTAGCATTTTTTGGCGGTATTACGATATCGTTGGGTGTAATTACTGCATATTTGTAATTATACCTCTTACAAGTCAGAAATGCAAGCTCATCGTCAACTTCTATTACATCCATCTTTTTAATCTGATGTTCATCGTCATTCAACTGCATTGCATAGCGGGTTGCATCATCCTCCTCTTCAAAGAGAAATAAGACTTTATCTCCTTGATGATCTTGGACAGCGTATGCTCCCTCTTCTTTTTTGTCTTGTAATGTCAAGAGAAACACTACTCTACCTCGCAAGCTTGACGATATAAATCTTGGAAGATACCTTTAATAATATTTTTATCAAGATCAAATTCTGACTCATCAATATAGCGATTTAACAAAGATATTGTATTTTCATCTTCATCCATCTCAAAATTTTCACCTTCAATTAATTCAAAGTTTTCAATAATTTTAAGATCTTGAATTCCAGTTGTATATAACTTATCAATAAACTTTTGAAATTGTTTTGGATTTGTTTTCTTACGAACAATAACCTTAACTATTTTGTTTTCATATTGTGTTGAATCAAAGGTCTGATGTGGGGTATCTTCATAATAGACGTTATAGAACAATTTATAAGGATTATCAACTGGAGTATGGATGAGGGTATCCGTATCAAATATATGAAATCCCCTAGTATCATTGACATCATTCCAGTACATTTCATATGGATTTCCAAGATAATATATCTTTCCATCAGTAGATCGAGTATGAAAATGACCAGAGTAAACAGCATTGAACTTACTAAAGACATCTGTATCCATACCATCTTCCATCATATGACCACGAGTTGCCTTGAAACCATTGATCTCAAGATGACCCATTACAATTTTAGATTGTGATTTTTGAATTGCTTCTAAACTTTCACTGTAATTTTCAGAATTAATCCAAGGTAAAAGAAGAATATCTAATCCACCAATATTAATTTCAGTCGCTTTTGAATACGTAGATATGTTTGAATAATCATTTAATAAGAGTTCTGGTGAGTTTACATGATTTGTATTTTTGTAATAACAATCATGATTACCTGTGACTGCATGTACTTTATACTTCCTCATAGGTTCAAATACAACCTCCTTTGACCACTCTAAACTCTGATAGTCAATTGATTTACGACTATCAAATACATCACCCATATGAATAATGGTATCAATATTTTCTCTTTCTAGAGTAGGAAAGAAAATATTATCATAGAACAACTGAAAATAGTTGTGAAGGTGTGTTGATCCTTTACGAGCACCGTAGTGAGTGTCTGTAATAATTGCTATCTTCATTTCTTTTTCTTTGGATAATATTGAAAACCTTCTGTTACTTCATTAAGTTCAGAAAGTCTAAACGTAATCATTTTATCCCAAGGGGTATGACTATCCATCAGAACCGCAGCCTTACGACCTTGTATTCTTTGAACACATCCAACATACCCTCTGTATATTGAATTTTCATCAATTACTTTTACTGTAGAACCTGGTAAGATCATCTATTACTTGATTTGTATTGTATGTTATCTTTAATTGTGTTATATTCTGAACTATCTCCAGAAAGTGAGTTGTCATCAACTTTCATAACTTCATCAAATCCACTTCGTTCTATAATCTTTGTCTTAATATCTAATTGCTTCTTTTCTTTTTGAATCCTACGGAGAAAAGCATAGTGGATAATTTGAGTGAAGTAAGCAAATGGATTTTTAGACTTCGCTGGATCAAAGTTATGAATATATTGTACGCAGTTTTCAATTCCATCTGATATCATATCATCACGGAACATGTAATTTACAAAGTTAGGTTTATATGATAGGTGTGTTGCGATCTTAAGAAAACAAGATCCAAGGTAGTTGGTAATTCTAGGTTTTGGTAATTCTTTCTCTTTTGCAATAGCAACTTTCTCTCTATAAACAATTAATGCTTGTAAGAGTTCTTTGTTGTTTACATAGTGTTCGGACTTCTTCTTTGGCATGGCATTGCTTTTCCCCGTGTATACTATATTTAATTATAGCATATTTTTACAGCTTGACAAGTGGGTCAAATATATGTACAATAACTCTGTAAGGGTTCAGAGGACAGATATAGCTAGCTTTCTTTAATATTATTGTATATACCTTCAAGATACTTACGTGCATCATCTACGGTTGACAGGTATCCCATTGAAGTCGAGAGTCCGACCTGACCGTTTTCTGATGGAAAAATTATATCATCATCAGTATCATTTACATATTGTTCATAAATTGTTATAAGTTTTTCGTCATGCGTCTCTGTCATTGTAATAATTTTGTCATAATTAATTACAAATATATCTTGATCTGATAGTTCTAACCAAGGTTTTACTTTTATTAGCGATTTTACTAATCCACCATGACTCATATACTTCATGGTTACAGGATTGTTTAATATTATAACTGGTTGATCTTCAGATTCGTCCACGCAAACCATCGCAAGGATCTCTTCCCCAGAAGTTAACTTAATAATAGCGTAGAATTCCTCTCCCATTAGTTTTTCAGTGGTATGTTAACTATATCATAATTGAAATTCTCTTGGTTGTAAACCTTGATTCTTTCAATTAGATGGTTTAATGTGTAATTCTTTCTTGATTTATAAGAAATGTCATCAGCAATATCATATAGAGTTGCCTTCGATTTTCTATCTCCCTTACGGAGGACTCTACCGATTGACTGAAGATTACGAATTCTAGATTTGGAGGGTGATGCAAATATTACATTGTGAAGATTCTTAATGTTAATTCCAGTTGAGAAGGTGCCGTAAGAGGCAACGATAATAGCATTAGATTCATTCTCGGTGATTGCACGAACTTGTTCTCTGTTTTGAGTTTCCACCCCGCCATGTATAAAAAATACTTGACGATCATCAGATTTACTATTATTTATTAAATCAAAAAGTGGTTGACCGTGCCCTTCTACCCTTGCATATAGGATCAAAGTATTACCTTTTAAATCCAAGGCAAGATTTTTAATAAAGTTATTTCGACGATCATGACTGATAATATATTGTATTTCTTCTTCAAAGGTTTCAAATTTATTTGGTGAGTGTTTCAATAGCAGTATATTAATATTTAATTTTGCCAGATGACCTTTTTTCATAAGTTCATCTGTTTTTATTATTTTATATGAAGCACCAAACAATCCCTCCAAAACCCACTTGTGCGTTTGAGTTCCGTCAAGTGTGCCAGTAAATCCAAACCGATATTTGGCATTATCAAGTTTCGACATTATAGATATTAATGACTTTGATTTAAACTGGTGAGCTTCGTCCCCAACCACAACAGAGAATCTCTCAAAATATTTTCGGGGAAGTTTGTAGATTGATTGCCAAGTAGTAATAATGACTTGAGAGTCCGTCTCTCTTTCTTTTCCTGCGTATATCTTGTGGCAAAATGAACCTACATCCCAACCATAGTCTGCAAAATCTTTATACATCTGTTCTACTAACGAAGTCGTCGGAACGATTATCAGAGTATTTTTACCTTTCTCAACGTAATATCTCACAATCGAGTATATCATCAGAGATTTACCCGAAGCAGTTGGGGATATCAACAGCTTTCTATTATGTCTTAGAGCGTCGTATACTCCCTCTATTTGATATTCACGGGGAGCATACCTACTAATTGCTGTAATATAATCCTTAACACCCTCTTTCGAGATCATACCATTGACTTCAAATGGTAAACCATAGTAGTTACTTTCTATAAATTCGTAAGTATATTCGTGATCTTCGCAAAATCTTATTAATTTATCCAGTAAACCAACATACATTTCTCCATTGTGGTTGCTGAATAATCTTATTTTTCCATCCCAATACTTATTACGGTATTGTGGCATGAACTTTGCACCTGGTACATCAAAAGTAAAATAATCAGATAACTCATAATAAACATGAGGTTCTGACTTTACCTGTAGATATACTTCATTCTTCTTTGAAATAACCAAATGAGACATAACATCTCCATCATTTTAGTTATTTATACTTGACTCTCTGGGTGAAATCTATACCTTCCATGTGGTCAAATTCATGCTGAAATACTCTTGCAGCAAGTCCAACTAACTTCAGTTTATGAGTTTTCTTATCTTCATCTTCATACTTTACAACAATTGAATTGGGTCTTGATATCTTTAGAAATAAATCTGGATATGATAAACAACCCTCTTCCATTTCAACTTCTTCAGAATATGATTTAATGATGCGAGGATTAAAACAAACAATCACTTCTTTATTTTCTAAATCTTTTATCATTACAAATGCCCTTTCCCATATACCAATTTGATTTGCTGACAATCCTAAACCATTATGATGAATCATATTGTCAACTAATGTTTTAGATAGAGTATGTCGATCTAAATTATAACTACAAGAATTAATTCTGTGATGTAGTAAAAGGTGTTCTGATTTAACTAATTCTTTAATCATTAAAATCCTGATTGAAACTTTTGCCATTCAATGGCATTTTTAATTTGGTATGTGCGACCAGATATATTTCTAATTATCTCTTCTAAAAATTTGAGTATTACATCATAGTATTTTATCTTCATATCAATCGTATTTAACTTCTCATCTGCCTCTAAATGCCTTTGTATGGCATCCTTTTCTCTAACCTTATACGGAAATGGGTTCTCAATATATTCTTCTGCTGTTGCCTTTCCTGTGTAGTAGTTATGTCTTTCAAGTTTGATTTTACTATAAGACTCTCTTGCTTTTTCACGCAACAAAGTAATCGTATTATAGACTGTATAATACTTTGAGTGTAATTGGGGGATTTTTAATGACTCATCATGTAAATTATCAGGGTCAATGACAGCATCTCGCTCCCACATCTCCTGAATTTTCTCAAGATTCATAAAGGATTTCCGTTTTTATCTACGATATTATATACAGTATACTTGAAAGATGCCTCTGCTGTAAAGAAGTTGATGTCATTTTCAGTTGCATCAAATTCTAGAGAAGTAATTGATGTTGGAAATAAATCACTAAACTTAACTCTAGCAATTGTTCTAAAGTTTGAATTTAGGATACTCAAAGATCCATCACAGAATTGTTCTTTAAAATCTCTTTGACCTTCTTCATCAGTAATTTTGGTTTTAAACTGTTGAGGTGTCTCTGGAAATCCAAGACCAGTCAACCAATTATGAACTGCTGTATAGTTTTCGAGATTTTCATCGACTAAAAAACGAAGAGTAAAATCACCATATGAGAGTTTCTCACCAGGTATATCTAAGTCTTTTAGATATGATGCTTGTATTGCTGTACCTAATACTATCTCTGGTATTCTAGCAGAATTTGAGAAAAAGTCAATCTTTGGAAACTTTGCCAAAGTAAATTTAAAACCTACTGGTGCGAGAAAGTTTCGGTTTTGAATTTGATTGGCAAATACTGATGTCATGAGTTGTCACTCTCTAATTCTTTTTTAATACGACGCTTAATTAATTTAGCGTAAGTTTTGTCTGCTTTTGAGTATAGAAATGGATTCTTTTTAGATCGTTTGATAATTAGTTTTGCTGCTTTTAAATCTTCCATATATTATTTAGTTTGTAATTTTTCGACTACCGTTTTTGCTTGCATTGGTGCTACATCTTGTAATCCATTAGCATCGAACCAAGGAGCATTCTCCCAGTCAAATCCTTCTCCAAAAGTATTATCTGCATTAGCAACATACCAATGACATGCTGCATCTGGAATATCTACTGCACATACTGCCCAGTCATCTGTCCATTGTGGGACTTGTACCCACATTACTGCCACCATTAGTATGTTAATTATAGAAGTCATTATTTTTTTTCTTGTCTAGGATTATTTAGATCCCAACTTTTGACACTGAAAACATCTAGGTATACCCATTTTGCATAGTGAATACCACGATAACACAGAAAGGCAAAGACCCTCTCTGGATTATGGATTTCTGGATCAAATTCTGGTACTTCTGGTGTTTCCCAATTGAAATTGATATGTAACATTTGTCTTAACCTCCTGTAACAATATTTATTGTTATGAAATCTTGACAAAAAAAGAGACCCTTTTGGGGTCTCTTGAAAAGATATGTAATATCTGAATTACATTAGGTTGTTAACTCTAACTCTTCTGTAGTATGCATTAGCATTAACGTTAAGAGCACCAGAACCTTGAGTAGTTCCTTGAGCGAATGGGTTAGCAACAACACCATAACGAGTTTTAAACCCGATTTTTGGCTGGAATGTGTTCTCTCCCACAGCACGAACCATTTGTAACGGAACGTATGGGCAGTAGAATAATCCTGCGTCATATGGTGAAGAACCTTTGTATCCCATAACGTAGTACTGTGAAGCAGCAACGTTAGCAGAGAAAGGATCGATGTATACTCTGTACTTACCTTGTAGAACACCAGCAAATGTATTACCTGTGTCGTCTACGTTTAGGTTAGCGTTAAGAGCAGGAGTGTAGTCAAGTACACCAGCCATTGTTAATGCAGAAGCAACGTCAGCAGAACAAAGGATCATGTTACCCTTTCCTCTACGAGTTTCCTGTGCGATTGCGTTGGCATCTCTTTCCATTTGGAAAATCAGTCCTTTGAATTTCTCAACTGACCATCTTCCGTTGCTGTCTGTGTCTAGGTCAAATGTACCTAAAGAAGCAACGTTTGCTTGTGCACCAGATTTAGCAACCTTATAGATTGTTCTGATAACTTCTCTGTTGATTTCAGCAAGTATCTCTGTTGAAAGGATATTTGCTAACTCAGCTTCAGCGTTCAATCCGTGGATTGCCTTAAGGTCTTGAGCAAGTTCTAAACTGTACTCTGCCTTTAGTGCTCTGGACTTCGCTGTAACGGTAACTTTCTCGATTGAGAATGCCATCTCGTTAAAGTTATCACCAGATGTACCTAGATCTTCAGCGTCATCTGTACGCATACCTTGACCAACTGGGTATGTTCCACCAACTTGTGAACCTTCTGGGTTAAGAAGTCCTGGGTTTGTTGGTTGTGTTCCACCTGTTGTACCGAAACCAACTGCCTGACCTGTCATTCCGTTGGTTAGATCTAATCCTTCGTTCTGACCAGAGAATGAAGTATCTGCTTCGTTGAAGAACGATTCAGTTCCACTCTGATTAGTGTATCTGGATCTCATTGCGAAAATAAGTCCTGTAGGACCATTCATTGGTTGCACACCAGCAAGGTCATAAGCGACCAAGTTTGGCATTGAACGTCTGATTAGACTTATTAATACAGGGTCGAAACCTGCTACAGGTCCTGTTGCAGTTGCGTTAGCACTGAAACCAGCGTTTGAACCTGAATTTGTAGTTACTGTTGGCTGTTCATAAAGGAATTCTTTTTCCTCTCTGATTGCCTGTTCTTGGTTCTCCAAGAGAACGGCTGTTACCATTCTACGATGCGGATCTTTGATTGCATCAAGACCATCATAGTCTAGAAGGGGTGCCCACTTCTCCTGCAGAGACTCGTTTGAAATTGGAGCTTGCATTTATTTAAAAGTAAGTTTAAGTTTGAATGTATGATATAAAAATCATTTTTTGCTAGAAACTCTGTTCAGAGTCTGAAGGTATCTCTCCATTGTATTACTAACTGGAGTAGTTTGATACTGTGTGGATTGAGTCTCTTCAGAGAGATTCTCTGATTCGTCTCTTTGAATACCAGCGTTTTCTGGGAAGTATGACTTCCTTAACGTTGCTAGTTTCTCACGATAGGATGCTTCACTTTCAAACTCAACATTTTCAGCAAGAGATGAGAACTTGTCCTTTTGACTTAGGGCAAGACCTTCAGCGACTTCTGCAAAAATTACATCAGCAACTGACTCGGCTAATCTCTTGTTTAGAGCAACGTTCTTATCGATTTGCTCATTGAGTTTTCCTTCCATTTCATCAAGTTTATCTACCATATTCTCTAGTACATCATATTTCTCGTCAGGGATTGTTACATAATGATCTTCAAATAGACTCTTCATTCCAGTTAAGAATGATTCAGTCATTTCGGTCTTAAGACCTTTTTCAACTGCGAGTTGGTTTTCAGCAACCCACTCGTCAGCAACATATTCTAGGTAAGAATCAACACGATCTGTTAATTCTTCTTTAATTGATTGTACTTGCTCAATTAAATTCTCTTCGTATTCAGATTTAACTTGCTCTTTCATTTCAGCAACTTTAGATCTGATAGCAGCTTCAAAGATTGTTCTTGCTTTGTTAGTGAAATCTTCTGATAGTTCTTCACCTTCAAGAAGTGCTTGAATGTCTGTCTCAACATCAATTGCTTCTTCTTGTTCTTCAACAACCTCTTCTTCTGTTGTTTCCTCTTCGGAAACTACCTCATCTGTAGATGTCTCTTCTTCAGCAACAACTTCATCGGTAGTGGACTCTTCTTCTGATACGATTTGATCATCAGATTTTTCCTCCTCTTCCTTCATTCCAGCTGGTGCTTTTTCTGCAGGTTTTGCACCTTTGGTTACAATATCCTTAACTTGCTTAAGTGATGTACCAGGTGTTTTTAACTTTGCTGAATCGTCATCAGTCTTGTAGTTTTCGGGAGTAGGACCACCAAGATCCTCTACGTTAGGTGGTATTCCACCTGTGGTTAGTTTAGGCATGGGTTCTGCAGGTTTTGCACCTTTAGTTACCACGTTCTCTTCGATGTTTTCCATTTCTTGTAAAGTTGTTCCAACGGACATTTTAGATAATTAGGTATTAATCTACATTTATTTATAGAGTTTATAGATTTGAAAGAAAATCTTGGAATAGACCAAGTTTGTGTTCTTCCAATACTTTTGAATCTACGAGCGTATTAATACGCTTTTGAGTTTCTGCTGCTTGCTGTTCACGAAGAATTCCTCCTTCCCAAATCCACTCTTTTCCTTCCATAATTCCAGACACAAATGCGTCAGGTGCAGAAGGATCGGCAACGATATCTGCAGCGGTTGCCAACATGAAATCTTCACCTACAACTTTATAACCTTCGTTAGTAGTTTTAAGTGATCCAATTCCACGAGAAGAAACACCAAGTGTTACTCCTTCATCAATGAGAGATTTTGCAATCTTACCCATTGGTGTATCAAGTAGTTGTGCTTTTCCTACAAAATTTCTACCCTCTTGACGAAGTGAAGTAATTTTATGAGATACACGATCAAGGTTAACTGTAGGACCATCAGGATGACCAAGTTCACCAAGAGCACGACCTTTCATAATGAAAGATTCGTTGTAGCGATTCACTTCACGAGAAAGAGTATTGACAGGGTACATTCTACCATTACGATTTTTAATGTCTCCTTGTAAGAAAACACCTTCAATATACATTTTCTTTTTAGCACCTTTTCCTTCAGTGATAAATTTTACTTTTGCTACTTCCTCTGTGATTAGTTTCATTTTCTTAATTTGTAAATCCTACTTTTGTTGCTTTGAAAGCACCTGATCCATGAATTGTAAATGATGGTTGCTTTTCGATAAATTCAATTCCATTATCTGGTAATGTAATTGATCCTGTTCCAGAATATTCATTTGCTCCAGTTGGATCTGTTACTGTAACAACAAGATCTGATCCAGAGCTGTTGAAAACTCTAACGCATGTTGCACTACCTACTGTTGTGCTATTTCCTACCCCAGAAGCAACAGAAGCTTCCGCTGCTAAAATTAGAGTTCTATTCGCCATTTGGTTCCTCTTCTTGCTCTACTTCACTATTATCAAACATACCACCAGAAACTGATTTACGAAGATCTTCAATTTTCGCAGCAGCTTTTGCATACAACGAATCTTTGATTTGATCCGTAGTATCAGCAGGTGAAGCATCAGTGGCTATCAAGTCTACAATTTTTTCCATGAAATTTTAATATAGTTATATCTTTTATTTATATCTCGGCCTTTTTAGTGTCTTTTTGCACTTGAGCATCTGTGACACCACCATCTATGTCGGGTTCCATTGGTACATCTCCAAGATCACCCATTTCACCTTCAAGTGGTTCACCTGTAATTGGATCTACAGCATTAGGATCAGGTATGACTCCATCCTTAATTTCTTGTTCGATTTGCTCATCAATTTCTTCCATTTCAGTATCACTTTGACGAAGAACTTTTGATCTTACATATTGATTAGAATAATACTTTCCAATGTAAGGTTCAATTGTTGCTAATGTGCCGAGTCTTTCGTTGAGTAATTCTGAATCTTTTAACTCTGCAAATTGATTATCATATAGGAAATCATATTGAATATGATCACTTAATGAATTCCAATCTTCTGGAGTAATAATGTTCTTTAAAATTAATTGAGTTTTTAATAAATCAGCAAAAAGATTTGCAAATCTTTTACGTAATCTTCCAACAAATTTTGCAAATTTTAATTCGTCTCTTAATATCTCTGATGATCTTCCTAAATTAAATCCACCATCACTTGCAATTCTTGATTCTGGAACACATAATGATCTGTATAATTTCTTCTGGAAGTATTCAATATCAGAAAGTTCTCCAAGATTTTGTCCACCAGGTAGGGTTGTGATTTCAGTTCCTCTTCCACCTTCTCTACGAGGCAACCAAAAATCTTCCATCATAGACATGAACTTACGATCATCTCTAATCTCACCAGTACCTGCATCATAAACTAACTTATTACGATAGCGACTCATTACCTCTTTTAGGTATTGCTCTGCTTTTACTTTTGGAAGATTACCAACATCAATATAAAATATTCTTCTTTCTGGTGCTCTTGATAATCTGTAGATAACAAGACTATCTTCAACCATACGAAGTTGGTTTAATGATTTGATTGCCTTATGTAAGTATGATAAACAAGTTCCTTTATTGCGATCAAATAAACCTGATGTTACATAACATACAGAATCTTTTGCAATTTGAACACCACCCTTTCCACTAGCAGGACTACCACTTCCAAAAAACTGTGTTGGAAAATTTGGTTTTGGTGTGTATAAGTAATACTCATCTATTTCAGGATAAACCGCCCTTCTAATATCAGATGCTGTATTTGATACACTGTTTTCATTTTCATTCCTTTTCTTTTCTTTCCGAATGAATTTCATTTTCATCGGATCAATATATCTTACTTCTTGTATTCCATCCTCTGGTTTTTTAGTATCAATAACTTTTAGATAATATAGTCTACCATCTACATACCAATTTCTGAAAATTTCATGTGCTTTTTTATCAAAATCCATCATTTCTTTGATGTATTTGAATTCAGCACGAATTTTTTCTTTTAATTTATCACTTGCGTTTAAATTACTTAATTCAATTTCTACAGGTGAATCATACAAATCACTGACAATTGCTTCATTCACAACATCTTCCACAGCAGAATCTGCTTCTGGATGAAGAACCATCTCACGATATCTCTTTATTAAATCGTATTCTGTCCTATAGACACCTTCAATATCTACATATTGACCATAAAAACCACTAGCGATATAGTTGTCAACTCCATCCTCATTGGTTTTGGGGACGGGAGCGACTATCGATGGTGGCTTTTTTTCTTGGTCATCAATAGAGAACCCAAATAGTCTTGGCATAGTATAACCTGCTTTTTATTCTATTATAGCACTATTTATCAGTTTTAGGTAATGCTTTCTCCTCCAGCATTAGCTCCTACTCCTTTAATAGACTCATAGTATAGTACTTGTAATTCTACAGTAAACTCCTGTATTGTGTCAACTGTTTCATAAGATAAATCAACTTGACTTATTTGAGTTGGGAAAACATCATAGAATCTGTATGTTCTTAAAGTAGATCCATCACGATCTAACTGGTGAACATAAGCATCTTCTTGATAATCTGCTGGATTGTTTGTACCTGTTGCATCAGACAATCTATTGATTGAATTCATCCACTTCTCAAAAGCGGAACGAATTGCAAAATCAGTATCGTTGATAACTGTGATTGTCCATGTATCAAAGGTTCTGTCTCCAGCAATCTTAAGAATCCTACCTCTAAAGTTAACATCAATAGGAGTGATGTTAGATGCAGGAAGTGCTGCTGCTTTTACCAAGAACCTTGCCTTTTCTTTTACATCGTTGTCGATTGCAATCTCTTCTGGGAAAGCAAGTTCGACTTCAAATAGATTGGGTCTTGCACCACCACCGATCAATTTACTCTTGAAATCGGTAATCTTTCTTAATGGTGGTCTGTTAAGTTGGGTTGCCATTTGTTTTTATACCTCGAATTTAATTAAACAGAACCAATGACTTCATCAAATGAGATGCCAGTTCTTGTAGCAACAAAAGTGAGACCGATAAAGTTAATTGATCTCGATGGTTTAATAAAGATGTCTGCTACAAATTCATTACTATCTATAATGGCAGCAGTGTTATTTGTCTCATCACAAATAACTCTAAAATCAAATATTCCACGTTTTGATTGAACATCACGTAAGAATGGTTCAACTATGTTGATGAAGTTAGTTCTTGTAATCTCATCATTGAACTCAAATAATTGATCTCTAGCAGCTGCTTTAATAGCATTCTCAAGGTAGATGAATAATCTACGAACATTAATACGATCAAATGCAGATGCTTTTCCAAATCCAGTTTTATCACCGAATAGTACAATTCCTGCACCAGGTGAGAAGATGATTGGATTTATTCTATTTGAATAAAGTGTATCTCTTTGTGTTTGATTTGGATTGTATGCAAGTTTAACAGCATTGAGGATTGTTCCTCTCGCTGTTCCCGCTGGTGAGAACCAAGGGAAGTTGTTAATATCGTTCCTTGCACATGTTCCAGCAGTGTCTCCATTCATTGGGACATAGCGGAATGTGTCGTTGAAACGATCATACATGTACTTGTAACCACTATCAAATACACCAAATGTAGTTGATGTGACTGGTGCATAGTAACTGACTAGGTTGTCAGTGATTTGTGAGTTAGAGTATACTGTAACTGATCCAGCAGCAGTATCATTTAAGAATGATCCTCTGTTAGGTGAAACAAATGCGATAGCATCTTTTCTTAATTCAGCAACAGAAATGATTTTATTTGCTAGTGCCTGTGACTCTTCTTTTGTATAATTTGAAGAACCCATGAGTAAGAAGTCTACATCAACCTCTTCTGGATTTTCAAATAAGTCATAACCAGTTCCTAGATCACCGATTGTAACTGTAAATGCTCCAGCAGTCTGAATTCCTGTCATACCGTTGTAGTTTTTACCACCACTTAAAGTAGATGTTACAGATCCAGAACCAGCAAAACTAATTCCTTGTGCTTCCTGATCCCAACCATTGTCTGATGCAAATGTGAAATTACCAGCACCAAAGTTAGTAGTTGTGATTCCAGCAGGAGCACTACCACCAAATATGTTTGTCGAGTTATTATAAAGATATTTTCTCCAATATGCAGGAGTTCCAGCAGAGAATTCAGCATCTTTTGCTTTTGAAAGATTTAAATGCTTCTCTAAAACTGTACCAGCATTTCCTGTAACTTTTCCTTCATCATCATATACAACGACATGAACTTCGTCAAATCTAGAACTTCTAGATGCTGCGAAGGCTGAAGTGCCAGGACGATCAGAAATGTTATTCCATTTGATTGTTGAATTTGATAATGCAATTGTTTGCTGATCAAACCAATCAACTGTTGTACTTACTGTTGTTGTGCTTCCACCACCAGCGTTGCTTGAAACTTCATAACTCAATACACCGCTGTTGTTAAATTGATAAACACCACCAGGTTGGTAATCTTTTGCAGTTTCTATTCCAGCAGTTGATACATGAGCAACAAATTTAACATCAACACTTGCTCCACTGACTCCAGTAACGATTCCTTTGAAGTAACCATCTATAAGTGATGTTGAACCTGCACCAGCAACAACTGTTCCTGCTGGAACTGCTTGTGTGACTCCAACACCAACTGTTAATGTGCTTATTCCGATTGTTAGTGTTTGGTCTGCTTTACTATCAATCAGTGCAACCTTAAGTCCATTTCCCCATGAACCAGGATTTCGTGCTGCGAATGTAACACCTGTGATGGTGCTTGTATCATAACCTTTATTGTTATAATCTTCTGTGCTGTCTATTCTAATACTGCTTGCAGTACCTACATATGCGTTTGTTAAGTCAACGTCACCTGCTCTGACAACTCTCATGACTCCACCGTAGGCCAAGTATGATTGAGCTACCATGAAGTGCTCAAAGTGTTTGTCAGTTTCAGATGGTTCACCAAAATTATCTAACAGGTCTTGCTCATTCTCTACAAGGATTGGTTCATTGACAGGACCTTTCGCAAATGGAGCGACGATAGCACCAACTTTATCAGTTGCTGTATCAACTCTACCAATGGTAAGGTCAACTTCTCTTACTACAATACCAGGAGATGCTAAATTTAGTGGCATCTTTTCTCTCCGAATCTCAGATTATTTCTGAAATTATTTATTGAAAAGTATATTTCTAACGGGGAAACAATACGTGAACACTACCAATCTGGGTATGACCAATCTGAAAATATCCTTTTCTTCTTCCTATTCTTTACAATTCTTTTTATTGTGCACACTTTACATTCGTATGCATAAGATGATGGTAATGAGTTTCTATTCTTGTGAGTGCAATAAAAATCATCAATCAAACTCTTTACTTCACCACAGATTCTACATTTTCTCTCTGTAAACAGTAAATGTTCTAAATCTACCTGATCATCTAAATCCATTAGATTTGAATTACTTGATCTATTTCAGGCCACTTTGCCTTTAGATGTGACTCAACTCCTTGCTTTAACGTAGCAGCACTCATCACGCAAGTGGTACATGCACCTAATAATTTAACCATAACAATTGCACCTGAATCAGTATGTTCTATTCCAATAAATTCAAGATACCCTCCATCTGCCTCAATATAAGGACGTATTTCATCAAGTACGTTATTTACATTTAAATCTGTGAGTTCCATTATGTGATACTAATTGTTTGTGATCCGTCTTTGTTGTCGGTGATAACGATCTTTTTGTTTGGAAATGATTTAGATAATAGACGTTTTAACTTTCTATGCTTCAAAGGGTTTTCCATTACATACCATTCCAAAAAGTATCTACTGGTGCTGCCATGTTTCTTGAAAGAAAATACAAACCTACATTACATGCGAACCAGTTGATGTTTACAACCCATGCTTGTCTCCAACAATATCTTCTGTTGGTCTGCACAATATAATTGTTTCTCTCATTCATAGATTCATCAACAGATAAAGGTCTTACCTTTAGAATCTGCTCCAGTATCAATGAAATTACAAAACCAATTGCAAAAACATAAAATAACAGGTTTAATAATCCTGCCATTGAAAATAAAAAACTAATCATTAGTAATAGTCCCACATATAAGAACGGTCTCCATACTCATCAGCATACCATCTTTCTCCGTCTTTGTCTATAAAGCTATCATCATCCAATCCATCAGAGATAAAACCGAATGGTGCCATGTCTTGTTCAATTTGATTCTTCTGTTCTTCATATATTCTCTTTCTTACATCATTATCAGTCATTTCTTTAAAATAATCCTGTGCAACTAACCATGAAAATATAACCAAACACATGGCAAGGTCGTCATTACACCCTTCTTCTGCCTCAAATGAGTTATGTTTTTGTGAAAAAGTAGTCAATTCTGATATGATTTCATAATCAACTGTGAGTAATTTATCATCTTCTAGGAGAGTTTTCAGATTTGAACAACCTAATTTCTTAACAGCAGCAGTCATTCTCACACCTAACTGGGATTTTTTACCAGAAAAACCAGATCCAACAACTTGACCTGCACGACCTCGCATTGAACACATCAATACATTATCATATTCAAGATCAAAATGTAATATACTTGCAACTTGATCTCCTATATCATTTACCTCTATTAAAAGGAATGAATTATTATATCCTCTTGCCACATCATAGATAACACTTGGAAATAACATTGGTTTAATTTCATTATTTCGATACTTGGCAACTACCTTATATGGAAAATTAGTAATATCATAAACAATAAATGCAGAGTAATCGTTACCCATTCCTCTTGCTACGTCTACTGTCATCAAATAATTATGTTCTGGTATAGCATTTTCATAGATATCCAATCCCGCATTTTTCATAATTGGTGCTTCATACACCATGTTTTTAAGTTTTGCTGGACTGATAAGTGTATTGACAGATCCTAAAAACTCACATTCAAACTCAACCTTGAACTGCTGCTCTGATGTGTTTGCAATCGTCTGCTCTTTCCACACAGCATCACGACCAGGTACTTCAGACCAATGAACGTCTGTTGGGATATAATCACTTTTACCTCTTTCTGCATCATGCCACATACGATAGAAGTGATTCATACCACGAGGAGTAGAAACAATTATAACCTTTGTATTAGTACCAGAAGAAATTGTGGGATATACAGATGCAAAAAAGTCATCAGCAACGTGATTTGGAACGAAAGCAAATTCATCCAAGAACAGTATGTTGAATGACATACCTCGAACAGCAGATGCAGATGTGGATGCTGCTAATATTTTTGATCCATTTTCTAATTCTAACGATCCTTTATTCCATGCAATGATACCTTGTTGCATCCATTTCGGTAAATTTTCATATGCAGTTTGTAATCTACCTAATAAATCAATCGCAATCTTTGCTTTGTTTGCAAGAATACCAATGTTCACATTGTCATTGAAAACAGCATAATGCAGCAAATAAGATACCACAGTCGTTGACTTACCAGTCTGACGAGGCATCTTACAAATATTAAATCTATTTTTATGAAAAGTATTTACTAATTTTTCTTGGAAAGGGTATAGATTAAAAGGAACCAATCCCTCATCAAGAGAAACAATTCTAATATACTTCTTTGCAAAATAAACAGGATCCTCTTTACACTTCAAGAATTCAACAACATTCTCCTTTGTGAATTCAATCGGTGTATTTGCTTTTTTTAAATTAGGATTACCAAGGTATACATTATCACTCATAATTCCCTAACAGTTCCAAGCTCTTAAAGATTTGTTTATTCTTGAATCTGGATCTCTTGCGGTCTTTGCACTTGTTAACTTCTTCTTCATTCCTTTCATTCTAGCACAGAACGATTTCCTGCGGGGGTTTCCAACCTTCTTGCTAGGTGCTTTAAGGTCAGATCCAGGATTTTGTCGCTCGTAACTTTTTCTGCCTTTTTCATTGAGTCCACCTTCTTTACTTTTTCCTGATTTTCGTTGCCATGCGGCTGATGCTTCTGTGACATTTAATTCCTCTCTCCAATCGGAGTGTTCTTCTTCTTTAACGCAATTATTATATCTCTTGCCGAACATAATCTTCGTGCCCTTTTTTTTATAACCAGGCCAGCACTTCTTTGCCTCGGTGATTTGTTTAGTCCCTTTCCACTCACCATTTTCATTGGTAACTGGTTTGAGATCATTCGGTCCTACGATATCTGTGATATCTGCAATCAATTGACCGTTGGAATTATTTATGATTACGCTTTCTTTACGACTGTTTCCCCAGTTTGCAGCACCCTTCTTACGACACTTAACTAAAGCACCTGAAGCATATGCACTTGGCCATACAGAATAGCGTGATTTAACCTTGTGATAGCAAGCATCCTTGGTACCACTACCTTTTCCTTTCTTGTCTTTTGCTTCTCCTAAAACTATTTCATCTCCAACTTCTACATTATTTTCTGTAAACCAACCACGATTTGCTTCGATTGCAAATAATACTTCACCATCTGAAGACACTGGTAGAAGTGTATGTGGATTTAATTCTTTAATACTTTCAACAGTTCCATCTTCCTTTACAAATGCAACATCAAGTGGTATACGAGTATTTTTCATATGGAATGAATGTTGTCCAACTTCTTCAAATATAAAGAGCATTCCCTTATCAATATCTAAACTTTCACGGAACATAAGTCCTAATTTAAATTTTGTTTCATCATTTGGAATCTCAACCTCTAATGGTAAATCAATATATTCTTCGCTTGTTGTTGTAGTATGTTT